CTTCACTTCCGCCTTAAAAGATGAACCACAAAAATTTAAAAAAATAAAGGCGGCTCTCACCCGAGTGTTCTGCTGTGCGCCAGCAGATTTCACAATTGTCATGCGCAAGTACCTCCTGGCTCTAGCGCGCCTCATGCAGAAAAATGGAAAGCTCTTCGAATGTGCCGTTGGCACCGTATGCCAATCAACTGAGTGGCAAAACATGCGCGAGTACATCGTCCACTTTGGACTAGATTTCATTGTGGCCGGCGATTATGCCAAATACGACAAATCCATGAGTGCTCAACACATCCTCAAAGCATTCTGGATATATCGCAAAATCTGCGAGCGAGCGGGGTACGCACCCCCTCAACTCCGAGTCGTCAATGGCTTGGGAGAAGATGTGGCCTTTCCTTTGGTGGATTACAATGGTGATCTTATCGAACTGTTTGGCTCAAATCCATCCGGACACTCCTTTACAGTGCTTGTCAATGGGACCGTCGGAAGTCTCCTACTCCGAGAAGCATACCTTGCTCTTAACCCCAAGCATGAGTGTCACTCTTTCAAGCAACATGTTCACCTATATACATATGGTGATGACAACATTATGGGTGTAGATCCGTCGATTGCAGACTGGTTCAACCACACATCCATCCAAGCTTACTTTGCGTCTGTCAACATCACATACACCATGGCAGATAAGGATCGCGCAAGCGTTCCCTTCATTCACATTGATGAAGCAACCTTTCTCAAGCGCTCTTGGCGCTTTGACGAAGATGTAGGTGCATACCTATGTCCTCTCGAACATGATTCCATCGAGAAAATGCTCACAGTGTGTACAGCAAGCAAAGCGGTGTCCCCTCAAGCTCAGGCTGTGGATATTATCCACACTGCCACTCGCGAATACTTCTACTACGGTAAGGAGACTTTTCACAAGCGTGTGCGCACTCTAGAGGATATTGCAATTGCAGCGGACCTTGGAGTTTACTTTGAGGACCGCCCTCTCCCTACATGGGAGCAACTCACAACACAATTCTGGGAGAATTCTCAGGACGGCCAGGGGTCACTGGTCGGAATTGAAGCCAAAAAAGACCCGACGTGTGATCGATCGCATGACGTGGTGGGTTTGAGAGACCAACCACCCGAAGTGGACAGCGACACGCGTCAAATCTCTGCAGTGCTCCCTAGTGACACTGTACCCGTATTTACGGGAGGAGCCGAGGAGACTCCAACAACGTCTCTCAACTTTTCGCGCCCTGGGTGGGGCGTGGATCGGAACATAGAATCACCTGCACAAACACTAAATCCAAATCTACAACCACAAACTC